AATGATAACTGGGTACAGCTTTTATGGATTAGATATACAACAACATCAGAAAGGTTAGTGAAGATAGAGTCAAAGGCCGATCTCGTATCAAGGAGTGGAAAATCTCCTGACTACGCAGAAGCTCTTATGTTAACTTTCTATGAGAAGCCATTTGTAGGTATAATATAAATAAATTAAAAGATGTCTGTATTAAAAGAAAACGAAGTAGAGGTAATAATGACGAAAGATGAAAAGAGGTGGTTTGATTTTATTAAGGAAAGAGCTAATAAAATAAACTATGGAGGATTTGGTCTTGAAGTTATTATTAAGAAAAATAGAATTGTTGCTTTCAAAAAGATTAAAGAGCTAGAAAGTTTCAATATTATAGACCGAGATTGAAATATACTTGACAGTAATTTTGTATCAGTTATAATGGATCTGTAGGTAAAATAGTTTTGATAGGTTAACAATTTAGTAAACGACATTTTCCTTGAGGTACAAGGATAGACAACACTTTTAATTAAGTACGGTTTATCCTTGTTTTTTTATAAAAATGGCGAAAGACTCAATACAAAATAGAATAGCAGACTTCATCGGTAGCTTTAAGAAAAAGACTTGGTATGGATTATTTAATACCACGACTTTTAATTATACTGATTACGAAAAAAGAGATGGATTATCTCTTTATAAGTTGTCTATGTACTTGAACAAAGCATTAGACAAGAGAGGAGAAAAGATTGGAGCAACAGAATGGATTGTAAGAAACTCATCTGGAGAAGTTATTGAATATAAAAAAGGAGAAGCAGATTGGATATATAAACTTTTTGCTAAACCTAATTCTTTAATGACTGGTAAGCAATTCTTCTCAACATTACAGAAACAGAAAGATGCAAACGGAAAGGCCTATGTTTTAGTAATACCTAAAATTGGTACTCCTGAACTATTTGACAACACAAAGAAAACAAAAGAGATTTCAGAGATGTATCTTTTAGATCCGAGAGGAATGCTTGAAAAGTTTGATGAGAATGGAATCAATATAATTTCTTACGAATACACTACAAAGAAAGGCACAACATCTTACAAGCCAGAGCAGATTATCAGAATGGTTAGAATAGACCCTGAAAATCCTACAAAGTGCGAGAGCTTGGTTGAAAGTGGAAAGAAAAATATATCAGTTGGTATTCAGTTAGATGATTATCAATCTTCTGTTTTGAAGAACGGTGGCTCTATCAGGGGAATAATGAAGTACAAGGGTGAGGCATTGACCAGAGAGCAGATTGAAGAACAGAAAGACCTATACAAAGAACAGTACGGTGGAGCAGATAAGTCAGGTGTACCTTTATTTATCGGAGGAGATGTTGATTACCAGAATGTAGGATTGAACCCTGAAGAAATGGGATACCTACAAAGCAAGAATGCTAACCTTAATGATATTTGTATTTTAACCGGAGTACCTAAGTCTATCTTAGGAAACTTTGACGAGATTAAATACGACAATGCAGATGCTAGCCTTAAGATATTCTTGAAAGAAGTTATCACTCCTCAAGCAGTAGAATTGCAAGAGGCTTTTAATTGGACAATCATACCAGAAGATATGGACTTAGATTTCGTACCTTTTGTTGATGAAGAAAAAGAAGCGATACAAAAGACGATTGAAGTTTCTAACAATTCATATTGCTTAACTACAAACGAGAAAAGAAAAATGATATCTCGTATTAGTGGACAGGACTTACCTGATGTTGAAGGTGGAGATGCAGTATTAGTTCCTTTCAGCTTGTCTCCTATTTCTTCTACAAACGAACCTGATGAAGAAGAATCTGAAGAACCAGAAGAAGAACAGAAGGCTGTTAAGAAATCTTTCAAGCCTATTATTAAGGAAGAAATAAAAGCTAACTATGCCGAGACAGTAAACAAGTACATAGACAAGAGAGCAATACAATTACAAGAAGGAGTCGTCGTATTTGCTAAACATCAGGAAGATAGAATAATGAAGCTTTTAGGATTGGCTACAAAAGGAAAGAGCAAAGTCAAGCTTGATTTAGACGGGGAGTTTGATGAGGAAGTAGGATTAGCAATTAACTTTATTATGCCATACCTTGAGGAGTTTATAAGCGATGCTGGCAATGGAGCATTAGACCTTTTAGGAATAGATAAACCTTTAGCTATGACAGAAAGAATGAAGAAGGTTATTGAGAAGAAAGCAAAGTTCTATGCAAAGACAACAACAAAGACAACCTTTAAGCAATTAGAAGATACTCTTTCAATCGGAGCTGAAGCTAACGAAACAATCAATCAGTTAACAAACAGAGTCAAAGAAGTTTTCACTGAGCTATCAACAAGCAGAGCCGAGCTTATCGCAAGAACAGAAGCAACAACTGCCAACAACGACGGATTGCTTGAAGCATATAGACAGTCAGGAGTAGCAACTGGAAAAGAATGGATTGCTGTTATGGACGATAGGACAAGACCAGAACATGCCATGCTTAACGGAGAAATAGTCGGACTAAATGAAAACTTTAGTAATGGGATACCATATCCTCAGGAATATAATTGTCGCTGTGTCATCGGACCTGCGATTGAAGAATAATAAATAAAAAAACATGAGTAAAAAATTATACGAACTATTAAATATAAAAGTTAAGTCAGTTGATGAAGAAACGTCAACTTTAGAGGCAGTATTTTCAACTGAAGATGAAGACAGGCACGGAGATATTGTCAGGCAGAATTGGGATCTAAAACAATTCAAGAAAAATCCTGTCATTCTTAACAGTCATAACTATTGGAGTGCTACTGATGTTATTGGTAAAGCCGAGAAGATTGGAATTAAAAACGGACAGCTTGAAGGAAAGATTAAGTTTGCAGTAGAAGAAAATCCTATCGCAAAGATTATCTTTGACCTTTACAAGGGTGGTTTCTTAAGTGCCTTTTCAGTAGGATTTATTCCGAAGGAGTTTTCAGACAAAGGCGAAATACTTAAGTCAGAATTATTAGAGATTTCAGCAGTTTCAGTTCCTGCCAATGCTTATGCCCTTGCCAAGAGTGCAGGTATCAATCTAAA